ATCATTAGTAACACAAGGATTAGTGCTAACTGTCGTAAACCCATATTCTTTATAACAATCTGGAATTGATTCTCGTATCACAGTATCCCAAAATAATACACCTGGTTCTGCTGATTTCCAAGCATTATGAATAATTTTTTTCCATAATTTCTCAGCATCAATTTCCTTTTTAACTATTGGGTTAGACGATTCGATTGGAAATATTTGTTCATACATTTTAGCATTTAATGCGGCTTCCATAAAATCATCAGTAATTTTAATAGAAATATTTGCACCAGTTACTTTACCTTGTTCGAGTTTAGCATCGATAAAGTCCTCTGAATCAGGGTGATTAATCGAACAAGAAAGCATCAAAGCACCTCTTCTACCACCTTGAGCTACTTCGTTAGTTGAATTTGAATATCTACTCATAAATGGTACTAACCCAGTTGATGTTAATGCTGAATTTTTAACTGGCATACCAGTAGGTCTAATGTGTGATAAATCGTGCCCGACACCACCTCTACGTTTCATTAATTGGATCTGTTCCTCATCAACTTTACATATCGATCCATATGAATCTGCGGTTTCGCCTATTACAAAACAATTAGAAATTGATACAACTTGATTATCATTACCTACACCAGACATAACCGATCCACCAGGAATAATATATTTAAACCCCTTTAATGTTTCATATATCATTTCTTCGGATAATGGATTTTTATATTTTTGTTCTATACGATGTAATTCTTTAGCCAATCTCCAATGCATATCATCAGGAGTTTTTTCAAAATACACAGTCTCGTTACCATCAGTATCTTTTAATGCATATTTATTTGTAAAAACATCTGCGGCTAAACCGTCACCTAAAAAGTATTTAAGTGACGCTTTATATGTTTCATCTCTTTTGTAACTCATTTTATTTTTTTAATTTTTTATTTTTATATAAAATTTATATTATTTAAATTAGTCAAATAACCACTCTTTTTTAAATCTATAATAATTTGAGTTGCATATTCTTTATCTAACAATTTAAACATATTGAATATATTATCAGTAAAATAATATGATAATTCAACAAATATTTCTGATTTAGTATATTCTTTGCCAATATTTTCCAATAACATCTTATAATAATCATTAAAAGCTTGTCTATTAGGTTTTCTTCTATTAGAAGAAAAATCTAAATCTGTTTTTTCTTTAAGTAATTCATAAACATCTTGTGATAAATTAATTCTACAAACATAATCTTCATTATATTTACTTTCAAATTCAAAACTCGTCCCTATTTCAATCGGAAAACCTTCATTTAATGTTATTCCATCTGGATTTCCACTATGGTCAAAATCTTGCTCGACATCTTCAATTTTACCTTTAAATATTGTATCTCTAGCTAATGAATGTTTACCTTCGATTTTATGACTATTTGTGTTTAGTTTAAACATTAACTCATCAACATCATCTTCATCTTCATCTTCATCTTCATCTTCATCTTCATCTTCATCTTCATCTTCATCTTCTGAAGTAACATCATAATCATCTAAAACTAGATCATCAATATTTTCATCATTTTCATATTCTTCTAATTCGTCATTATCATTTTTTCTTATCATTAATAAATTATATTTTTTTAAAAAATCATAATATTATAACATTCATAATAATTAAGTATTATAAATAAAATGATATTTTTATTTAACACCAACTAATGTGTCATTTTCCATAGTTAAAAATTTTGTATTAAAATCAAAACGAACTTGTTCCTCATGATGTTCTCCGTCTCTTAATTTCAAAATTTTTAATCTATAAATATTATTTCTTTTCATTTCAGGGTTTCTAATTATTCCCCAAACAGAATCCGCAGTATCTGCTATAGCTTTACTTTCTGGAATATCACCTAATTTAATATCAGATGCCCCCCAAACAGATTTATCTGTTTGGGTTGCCGTAATAATTGCACAATCGTATTTATCACCTAATCTTCTTAATCCTTCTGCTAAATGTTTACCTTTTAAATATAACATATTTGTAACATCGTATCCTTTTTCAATCGACATAATATTAATATAATCTACTATAACTACACCAACTTTTAATCTTTTTGTTTCCTCAAATTTCTTTATATAATTATCTATATCAGTTACAGTACAATCACTAGTATTATATTTTTTTACAAATATTTTTCCAGCTTTTGAATCAAATAAACTTCCACCACTCGATTGAGATTTAATATTATTTATTCTCTGCTTCATAAATACTACATCTTTTGATTTTTCTTCATATTCATCTACATTTATTTTCAATCTCATTGATCCCAAACGTTTCATTACTTTTTTAGACGACATTTCTAAAGTTATAACCAACACATTTGCACCACTATCAGCCACATTAGTTGCTATATTATGTAACCACATACTATTATGACTCAATATATCACCAGTGTAAAATCTATGATTATCATCATTTAATTGCAAATCAAACATATTCGTTTTACAACCATTTTTAACGCACGAAATAACAGTATCTATACCAAATTTCGTTTGTATTTTATCTCCAACATTTAAATCTTTTACAAATATTTCTTTAAAATTCGAATCAAATACTATATGTGTATCAGCGCAAATTAATTCACAATTATCGGTTTTTAATACCCATTCATCATATTCAATTGTTTTTCCAATAGCTTTAATATCAGACCAACCAGTATCTGTTTCTACCTCCCAATCATCTATTTCTAAAGTCTCTATAAATTTTCTATCAAATTTCATATTACTATTTATCATAATTTTTACTATTTGTTTATTTTTATTTTCTTTGTAATCACATTCCCATATCGTTAATGTTAACCGAAACTAATGTTGATTATTCTTCTTATAAAAATCACCAATAGATAATTCTTGTATTTCTCCTGTTTTTTTGTTTCTTATTTTTATAATTGATTGATAATGAGAGCATTTACCCACATTTGTTTCCCCCATAATTACGTTAAATGTTGATCTAAACCAACCTCCACCTAAAATTCCATCTATACAAGACCAACCAGATGGTATACTATTTTTAGTAATTTCTTGTTTATGTGACTCTGGATCATCGAAATCTAATCCTAAATCTGAATCATCATCATCAACAGATAGAGAGTTGTCGAATATACCTTTAAGTTTTTGAGCAATTTCTGTAACATCATTTAAATCTATTTCATCAAGTCCCCTAACCAACTCTATACCTTTAAGCATATCCCCATTGATTTGATTTTTAATTTTCCAAGCTTTAAATCTAGGTAAAAGCCACTCAAGACTTATATCACTATTATCAGATTTTAATAATAGATTTATAACCTTATCGTTCATTTTACCTTCATTATCAGCAAGTTTAACCATAGCATATATTTGTTGAGGACTAGGTACAATGTGATTTTCACTTTTAATATAATCTTCTCGAATCACACTATATACAAACATTATATCTGTATTTTTAAAAAAATAAGGTTCAACTTTTGAAAATTGATCTGGATTATCTAAAATATGGACAAAGTAGTGTTTCTCCATATTTGTATTCATAATTTCTGCCATAATTTATCTATTTAAAAATCATTAATTTTATTATCATTTTAATTAATCGAAAAGTGATCCATCATTATCTAAATCAAATTCTTCGGATGATAACATATCATCTTTATCTTCGATACCATTTAATTTTTCATCTATTTCTTCTATTTCTTTCAAACATTCATCATATGATGGATATTTAAAATAATCAAATACGATATCCTCTAAAGCCTCAAGTACAGTTGAATTAAAAACTTTTCTATTATAAAGTTGTTTGTCAGCTATAGTCGTATCTAAATGTCTAACATACCATCTATTAGATTGTTGGTATGTTATTTCACCTGTAGACTTGTCTATAACTTTTTTCACTTTTGCTACACCAACTTTATCGAAATTTTCTGGAGTACAGAATATTTCTAACCCTTTATATGGATTTATTCCCTTACTATAATCAATTTCAAATTTAACTTTCTTAGGTTTTGCAATTCTATTTTTTGCAGATTTTGCAGTAATAACTGATCCAGATCGACCCAAATCATTTTCGCCTTCTTCACCAGTTTTCAATTTTGCATCACTTAACAATAATATTACAGATGCAGCATAATATAGACCTTCTCCACCTGCCATAATTGTTTGAGGAAACATATCTTGAGTTAAATATACGTGATTTGTTGCTACTAGGGGTATATTAAGATAACCTAAATCACTAGTAATAAGTCTAACAAGAGATTTTAACTGTTTAGCTCTAGTCATATCTTGTTTAGATTTAAGTTTTAATGTATCTTCTTTTTCTTTTTCAGAAGCTAACATACCAATAGAGTCAATAAAGAAAATAGTTTTTGATACATCTGTACCAGCATCTTTTAGTTTTGTTAATGCATCTAAAATAGACATCATAAACATTTTAATCTTTTCAACAATATTAGTTCGGATTAACATAAAATTATTCGGATTAGATGTATCAATACCATACATATCAAAATCGGATTTTTCTATTGAATATTCAGTATCTATCCAAACTATATTATATCCCATTTTTTGAGCATTACGTGCAATGCTTAGTGATATAAAAGATTTTCCAGTTTGTTTAGGACCAGCAATTATTGTTATTTTATTATTTGGTATCCCACCCTTTAATACACTTTTAGATAATAATGCATCTATAATATTAATACCTGTAGAAATAAATGTTTTATCTTTTTCGAAATCTTCAATAGAAATTATATCTTTCTTTGAAATCGTGTCTATAATAGAAGAAATATTAGAAAAATTGAAATCTGGTTTAGACGTTTTTTTTACTTGTTTTGCCATTTTGTTTATTTTTTTTTAATTTTATAGTATATTATTATACATAAAATAATATAAAAAGTTTTAATTTTATTTATCATAATATTAAGATTAATTTTCATAAATAATTTCTATATATTGTATGAAAAGTTGGAAAAGTTTTTAAAAAATAAAAATTATATTAATTTTTAGTTTAGACCCAGTATCCATATATATATATTTATAAAATTAGTATCAGCATATGGATTTTTATATAGTTTTTGTTAAAAATAGAAAGAAACTTGATAAGTACGTTAAAGTTAATAAAATACGTAATAAAACAATAATAGATATAAAACAGCAGTTAGAAGATCATGGATTGGATGATAGCACAGAATGGAGAGAATACTTCAATCTTATAATTTATACTAAAATAACCCAAACAATAAAAAAGAATAGAGATGTATATTACATTCCCAATTTAAATAAAATACACACCTTAGATATTGATAATATATTTCAAATAAAAGATAATTTAAATAATAAGCAAAAAATAAACTTTAATTTATTATTTTTCTTTGAAGATTTTAAAGACTCTAAAATATATTATGATGTTATTGATAATATATCTTTATTTGATTCTATTCAAATTATTAGAGATTATTAAGTTTCACGTTGAGATTTTTTATATATAAAAGAAAAACATTTAATTAATGGCACATTATTCAGAAATGGATTTTCTTTTTAGTAATAGAGTAAATTCTAAGTCTAATACACAACAATTAGACAATTATTCAATATTCGATAAAGAATATGGAAAATATGGCACTCAGGGATCAGAAAAAATTGGCAGCCCATTAGATACAACAAACGCTAATACTCTTAGTATGTTTACAAATAATACATATGTTGTATATAAAGGATTGAATCATAGTACAAAAGATATTAAGAACTTTTTAGTGAATGGAAATGGAAAACGAGGTGGAATGTATTCGAATGATGGTAAAAAACATCCATATGTAAAATTATTACAAGATTTTGATATTAGACGTGGGGAACCTGGGGCAGCATTACGATTAAAAGCTGCTGATTTATCATATTTAAGAGATTTAGGAGTTTATCCTTTAAATAGAATGTGTATACTTAGAAGATTCCCAGAAGGCTCATTTTTACATGAAAATTTAGAAGACATGAGATGTGAGCCATTATCAACCGTTGTTGGTTGGCTTAAACCAGATCAAAACTTTGGGAATATAACCTTTAATGAAACTTGGACAACAACAGATAAAAGATTTGATCAAAAACTTATGGAAATTGTTAATAAGATGCCAGGTTTGGATAAGACCCCAATAGCTCCCATTCCAGAATATGCGCAAGGTATTTTATATGAATTTTTTAAACGAGCGGGATTAACTGGAAATGAATCAGAGATAGATTCACATACAGGAATTGAATCTGGTGGCGATTCATCGAATTGGGGATTGATGAATATACCTGTTGGTGATCCTAATGTATTAAAAGAGGGTCCTTATAGACCAGCAGACACACAAAACGTAAAATCAGATTTTCAATTTGAATTTGAAACAACATATGAACAAAAAATGTTAGGTGATATTGATCCTGGTTCTGCAATGCTAGATATAATTGATAATTTACTTGCAATGGGTACATCCAATATGAAATTTTATTGGAGCGAAAATTCTCCAACTATAGTATCTGCTAGAAAAGCGGTATCTGGAAAATCAAATGATTTAAATGTGTGGTGGGTTTTTTTATCAACAATAATGACAAGTTTCTGGGAATCTTTAACAAGTTTATTTCAAGATATCAAGACAAAAACAAAAGAAATTGTATTTGAGATAACAAATGCTGGTTTGGCTGCGGGCGGAGAAGTAACATTAGACTCATTAAAAACTATAATGGGATCAATATTAACTAGTACTGTTGCGATTCATAGATTTGAACTTAGAGGTAGTATAGAATTAATGACAGGTGGTAGATTAAGTTCCACACCTTGGCATTTGACTATCGGAAATCCATATTCGCCTTGGTTATCAACCAATCATATCATTATAAAATCTGCAACAATAGAAACAAGTAAAGAGTTGGGGTTTAATGATATGCCACAACAATTAACTGTTAAATTCACATGTAATTTATCTAGATCTTTAGGTAAACAAGAAATATTAAGAATGTTTAATAATACATATAGACGAAACTATAGTTCTACACCACCAGCATCTATATCTAAACTATTTGACGATCCATCATGAATGCGCTGATAGATAATATAAATAAAAGTTAGGAATGACATTATAAAACATATAAAAAAAAATTAAAAAAGAAAAAATGAAAATAGCATCATTTGATGGAGATAAAATATTAAGATTAAAAAGAGATCCAAATCAAGGAAATTTATTTAATTTATTTCAAAAAAACATCATAATTAATCCTAAACATAATATTACATTATATTCATATATTATTCAAAGAGAATATGAAATGAGATTAGATAAAATATCAAATTTCTTATATGGTTCACCTGATTATGTTGAAGAATTGATGGTAATTAATGATATAATAAATCCATACTCAGTAAAAGAAGGTCAATATTTATATTATTGTTCATTTGATAATTTACAATTGTTTTATACGACAGACGATATGGTAGAAGATAGCACAACAAAAGATAATTTAATAAAATCATCTAAAACAAATAAAAAACAAGAAAATTCAGACAAATTACCTTTAACTATTAAACCAGATAATTTAAAGCAAATAACAATAACAGAAGATAATAAAGTAAAAATAATAAATAGTTTCGAATGATAACAGTTTTAGAAAAATCAAAAATAAAAACAGAGGTGATATCATTTCAACTTAATGATGAATTATCTGCTGATTTATTGTCACAATCGTTTGACTATACACCTTATGTATATATTAAAAAAATAGGCGATACAACAACAAACCCACCAGTTATTGGAACAAGTGTAGATGCACGAGATATAATTTTTGTTAAATTGTTTAATAATAAATTTTTACCAGAAGTCGAATTATGTTGCTATGATTCAAAAGGAATATTATTTAATGATTTATATCCATTTGATCATGATATGTTAATTTGTGTTTTTTTCAAATCAAATTCGGAAAACACAATGCCAATTAGAATGGATTTCAGATGTACTTCATATGAAACAATTAAATCTGATGAAAATAGAGATATATTTAAATATATTATATCTGGGATTTTAAATGTCGATGAATTACACTATACTAGATATGAAGCTAAAAAAGGCACAAGTTATACAGTATTGAAAGAATTAGCGTTACAAATGAATTTAGGTTGGGCATCTAATGTACCAGATAGCAATGATGAAATGTGCTGGATAAATCCACAAGAAACATATTTAAAATATATTAATGAAATTACAAAATATTCTTGGATATCAGAAGATTCTTTCATTTGGACATTTATAGATTTTTGGTATAATTTAAATTATGTTGATGTTAATGTTGAATTACAAGAATTTAATAATGAAGAATTGGGAGCGTTCACAAACCCACAAATTGAAAAAAATGCTGAAGAAAAAAACGTTTTATTATATCTAACCAACAATAAAGCATATAATATGACAAATAAATATATTAGCAAATTTAACTTACTAAATCAGTCATTTAAAGTTAATTTGGAAAAAAATTATAAAATGAAAGGAACTTGGTATGTTAAAAATGATAATACCGTTTATAAACAAAATTTGAAACAATTACGATCAGATGAAACAAAATTGGGATCAAGTGAAGGAAAATTAAACCAATTAGTTGATGAATCATCGCAACTTTACGAAGAAAGTATAAATGATGAATTCTTTTTTGGTAAATATGACACAGACAATGTACATAAGAATTATTCTTTAGCTAAATATACGAATAAATTTAATTTAGACACATTAGAAAAAATGAAAATGGTTATAACTTTAAATAAATTAAATTTTTCAATAAAACGATTTCAAAACATAAAAATAGAAATATATAATCCTCAAGATTTATTTTCTCAAGATGCTAACACCAAATCCGCAGAAAATAATTTAAATACAAAATTGTCTGGTTATTGGTTTGTTACAGGAATAAATTATATATTTAAAAGAAACGGATTAAAGGGTGGCGCAATGGAACAAGAAATAACACTTATGAGAAGAGATTTAAGTACAGATTATGGTCAAGGTAGCGATTCAAAAGTTGGACTAAGAAAATAAAAAAAAATATTATGCCTTTAAGTTATAGAAATTTAATAAATGGAAACGAGTTATCAAACCCACTTGGTTCCGAAAGTATTTTTAAATCATTATCAAAAAACTCAGCAAAATATGTTAGAGGATATGCTAATGATACAGCAATTGATGCATTATTAAATACATTTGGAAAAAATGTAAAAGAATTCGATGCATATGATCCTTATCATACATCTGACGCAAAGGTTGAAGATTTTTGGAATGAAGATGGTAAAATAATACAAAAAACACATGATCCAGATACTAATACCTTTAAACGATCATTATACCCCAATCAAGACAACACAACAAATCCAGATTTTTGGTATGAAGATCCATTTATTCCAAAGTTTGAATTATCTTTTGATGATTTTTCACCATTATTTAATGATGATATTACACACAAGAATAGTTTATATTATTTTTTAGATTCATATCAAGAAATAGATTCATCTGGATTTGAAAATAGAAGAAAAATGTGGACAGAATTTAAAAATGTATTTTTTAAAGTTTTTATGAAAGATATTGAAAAACCAGAAAATAGAAATATGAAAAATAAATACTATTATATAACTAAATTAACTGGACTAGAACATCTTAATAAAAAATTTATAAAATATGGTGAAGATAAAATAACAATAACGATGAATGAAGATGTATCTATGGCTGCATGGTATATTGCAGAACTATATAATAACTTAGTATATAGTTATAGAAATCAAAGATATATGTTTCCTGAAAATGTTATACGTTTTGATATGACTATAATTATAAATGAAATGCGAAATTTCCAATCACCAGAAAGTGATAATATAAGCTCAGATACTAACAATGTTGATCCAAATTATAGCGGAAAAAATATAAAATATAAAGTGTCACCAAAATCTAAAATAGTTTACACTCTACACGATTGTACTTTTGATTTTTTTGAAAGTCAAAATTTTCAAAACGAAATGGAAATTGGAGGTTATTCAATAGGCGCAAGCACTACACCACAACAATTATCATTTAATATTTTTTTTAAGTCTGTGACTAGATATAGTGAATTTCCATTAATGTCTAATAACCCAGCCATAAATGCTTGGGAGAAAGATAAATTCTTTATATCAAATGATGATACATCAAACGAAGGATCAAAACAAAACTATTTAAACGAATTGAAACGAATAGCATCTAGTAAAAATCCAGAAAAAAAAGGTTACTTAAATCAACTATTAAGTAAAGGTAAACAAACTGTTTTAAATCGTGGACTAAATTATCTAGATAATTTAGAAACTAAATTACGAGAAACTAGAGGTAGCGCAGTAAACGGATTATTGTCTCAGTTTAATAATACTACAGGTCTAAATAAAATTGAACCAGATAATGTATATTCTGCGGATTTTAATAATAGAATCAGTGTTAAAAATTTAGGTAAAAGTTTAGGATCCGAACTATTAAATGACTTAACAGTCACAATAAGAGATTCTGCAAATTTTTAAAAAATAAAATTAATTAATGAATTTATCAAATGATTTTTATGTTGGTATCGTTGAAGATAATATAGATCCAGAAAGACGAGGTAGAATTAAAATTAGAGTGCAAACACTTTATCATACTATGGCAGTAGAAGATATTCCTTATGCATATCCTATACATAGTTTGGCGGGTAAAGAATTTCAAATTCCAGCTATTGGAAAACTTGTAAATGTACTTTTTTTATCAAATGATTTATATTCTCCATATTATATGTATTCTGAAAATTATAATCAAAATTTAAAAAATAAACTTAAAGATTTAAATGATGAAGAATATGTGAATTTCACTGCGATGTTATTTGATGAATCAACACAAATATTTATTAAAGGTAAAGAATTAACAATAGATCAATTGCTAAATAAAATAACTATAGATAATGCGACTATAAACTTAGAATTAAAAGATAATGAAGAAATATTAAATTTGGGATCAAGAGGCGCAGATCAAGATGCGGTTTTAGGTACAAGATTTTTTGAGTGGATGGATCAATTTATAGACGAACTATCGTTACCGCACTCATTAATGGGAAATATGGGCGCACCAATATTAAAAACTAATTTAGATGTACTTTGTCAAAAATACAAATTACTTAGACCAGATTTTGTATCAAATAATGTTAAAATTGTAGATAATGGAGAAGTTAAAATATTAAAAAGAGAACCCGAAGTTGTTAATAACAAAAATGATATAGATTTGGTTATTCCGATTGAAGAAGATCCAATTTTAAATAAGTCGTTAAATGCATCAATATTAGAACAAAATAATAAAGCATGTGATCAATTAAAATATGCAGCACCGACAAATATTGTTCCTTTAAGAAAAACAGATATACCAATATTACCAAGTAATAAAATAAAAACAACAAGAGAAAATAATAATCAATCTTATATAGATGAACTACATCCAAATTTAAGAGAATATGTAAGTAAGCTAATAACCAGAATTGAAGGTGAGCTTAATATTAAAATGCAAATCACAGATGGATATAGATCAATAGAAAAACAAAAACAATTAATTTTAGCTGGGAATAAAGACGCAGCAAAACCAGGTAGAAGTCTCCATCAATATGGATTAGCGGTGGATATGTGGCCATTATGGAATGGTAAAAAAATAACAAAAGCCACAAAAAATACCTTCCCATATTGGGATGATATAGGCGATATTGCAAAATCTATTGGTTTTAGATGGGGGATGTATTTTAAAAACCCAGGTTCTGAACCTTGGCATTTTGATATGAGTTTTGGTTTTAATTGGGTGGAATTGCTTAAAAGATATGAGAATTTAGATTTTATTGAACCACCTTTTGTTAATTTAGGTGAACCTCAAGATAACCCAAATAAATCATTTAATGGGCAAGATTATAAAGTAAAAAATGATTCATTTGCTCAAAATGTTGTTAGTGATCCATGTGCGAGTGTCAAAAAATTTAATGCTGGCGAAGGCGATAGATTAAATAGTGGTAGTGTAGAAAGTGGGGAATCATCAGATGAAAACGAAGGTGCAATTAAAGATGAATCAACTCTTACTTGCAAAGAGAGAAACACTAAATTACTATTAGACCAAATTTCAAAAGGTGAAGGTACAACTAATAAAAAAGCAGTTTTAGAAGGTGGGGCACAGTCTGCATATGATATAACATATGCGTATGGACAATACACACCAAAAACTCTACCATCAGGTAAAAGTGTTCAACCGTTGTCTAATTTAACAATAGGCGAAATCAAAGAAGTTCAAGCTCTAATGTTAGGACTTCAAACTGGAAGATCTAGTAAATCTAGTGCGGTTGGAAAATATCAATTTATTAGCGGAACATTAAAAGAATTATGTTCTGCTGCTGGAATTGGGGATGATATAATATTTAACGCTGATACACAAGATAGATTAGCTATGCAAAAATTAATACGAAGTCGAGGTTATGATAGTTGGTTAAACGGAAAAAAATCAGATCATGATTTCCAAAAAGGATTAGCTAAAGAGTGGGCATCTATAGCAGATCCAGATACACAAAAATCATATTATCATCAACATGTAGGCACAACAGATAGTGAAATTAAGGATATTATGAAAAAAATTAAAAATTCGGACTGTACAAGTTAAACTTATTATATTTTTAACAATATAATAAGATAAAAATATTAATGGAAAATATTTTTAAAAATAAAAATATATTAATTATTGGTGATATTATGCTAGATTCATATCTATTTGGCGATGTAGATAGAATATCACCTGAAGCTCCAGTACCAATTATAAATGTATCTTTAAAACAAAACAAATTAGGTGGTGCAGCTAATGTCGCAGCAAATATTAAAGCGTTAGGTGGAACACCCATATTATGCTCAGTGATTGGTAAAGATTCAAACGGTAAAATTTTATTATCAAAATTAAAAAAATTAAAAATAGATTCAAAACATATCATACAATCAAAAAGTAGAATCACGACAAATAAGACGAGAATAATTGGAAATAATCATCAAATGATAAGAATTGATGATGAAATAACAACAGAATTAGATTTTGATGATAAAAATTTATTAATATCATCTATATCAACAATATTAAATAATAATATTGATTGTATTTTATTACAAGATTATGATAAGGGAATATTAAATGATACGATCATATCAACAATTATAATTAAAGCAAATAAATTAAATATACCTATTATTGTTGATCCTAAAAAAAGAAATTTTTCTTATTATAACAATATTACATTATTTAAACCGAATTTTAAAGAATTTAAAGAAGGTTTAAATATAACAAACGATAACAAATTAGAATTATTAAAAAATGGCGCAAATAAACTACACCAAAGAGGAATAGAAATAGTAGTCGTGACATTATCCGAAGATGGTATATTTTTATCATATAATAAAGGTAAAATTAGTAAAATTATACAACCAAAATCAAAAATAAGTGTTGTAGATGTATCGGGTGCGGGTGATACTGTTTTTTCAATAATATCAATGTTAATAAATATTATAAATATAGAAGATGTTCTAAAAATAGCAAATATTGGAGGTGGAATAGTTTGTGAAAATTTTGGGGTCACCCCAATTGACAAAAATATATTAATAAATAATATTATTAAATATTATCCATCATTTTTCAAAAACGGAAAAAAAATATTGAATGATAACAACAGATAAAATAGAAATAGAAGGATCGTTATATTTTGATGATAATCTAAATAAAATGTTTATGTACACGAAGAAAAAATTTTTCAAAATGTATCAGATTCCATATAATAGATTTATAGATAGGGATGATTTAATAAAAATACGAAAAATTAAAATAAATAAAATTTATGGAAAATGATTTTTATGAAAATAGTCCATTAGAAGATATCGCAGAAGCATTAAATTTTTGTCGATTAGATTATTATAAACTTTACGATAAAGAAAGAAAAGTCGCATCTGTTAGATTAAGACATAATTTAGAATTTATAATACAAACAGCAAAACAACTCAGAAAAGACGCATTAAAGAAAAGAAAAGAAATTGAACGAAAAAACGCACCAGATGATGATAGTGAAATATGGGATTAAATTTATAATTTAAAATAAAATATATGTTTACCGATAATCTTGATATAACAAAACAATATCCAACAATTGAAATAAAATATAAATCAAAATATAATATATTAAATTATGATCATATTATATTACGAGTTGGTACAATATTTAATTGTTTTATATTTTATGAGGATTATTATTATACCATTTATAGTAAAATAGAAAAAATAGAATTAGAAAATAAATTAAAAATTATAACTAATGAAATGGAAAAATCGTTGATTAACAAAATTAATAAATATATATCCTATAATTAGAAATTAGAAATTAGAAATAACCCACAAAAATATGTTTTCATACGATCAAAATATTAAAATTGAGCGATATGAAGCTGTACATAAAATTGAATTAGAAGATATTATTATATAATATCTTCTAATTTTTTTTGTCTTAAATATTTCAATAATATTTTATTTTTATTAATTTGTTCTTGCGTTAGATATTTAGCACAGTCTAATGTTGGACAACATAATGGATAATAACTTTTTATTATTTTACATGCATCATATTCTTCTCTATCATTATAACCAGACTCTCTATTTGGGCATTTTCCACATAAATATTTTTTATATTCTGCGGTTTCTATTGTAAAGATATATTCTTTTTCTGCGGCTTTAAAATCAAGCTTTAATGTGATATCATAATTCGATATGTGATTAATTTTTATTCCAGAATCATCTAAAATAATAAAACCATAACTATCTTTATCTATAATTTTAAATTCATGTCCAGCTTTAATAATATACCATTTATGCATTATATCACGTTTAGCTACAACTGTATCACCAACCTCTAATTTTTTACTTGATAGTGGAATTATCATATTTCAATTTTTAAACCTTTTGTTTGTTCAAATAAACAATCTATAAATGTAATATAAGACTCAAAATCCCCAGCTTTAATAATATCACGTACTTTGTTATGACCCACTACTTGTTTTAAACCCATAATATAATCATCATGTAGCT